CCCCGGCGACCCCAAGTAATATAGTCGTTGTGGTTAAGGGTGGCGTGTACGCCACGCCACCACCGTTGCCATAATAGTCAAGCTTTCCCCACTGTATAATTAGGCCGCCGAATAATCCCCCGAAACATAAATACCCGTTTTGTGCAATATTGTATTTGACACCTGTTGCGGTCAGCACTTTTTGTATCATCGTGGCCAGCAAGCTGTCTGATGTCAGTGTACTGACGAGAGTGCCCAGTGCTGTGCTGGTCAAGGTATTGACGATACCATTATTCCAGTCCGTAATCTGAGCTACTTCCGTTTCAGGGTGCATGATTTTAAAAGCGTTATCGCTTTTTTTGAATACGTGCAGAATAGTTTTAATGATATCCATACTAATTTCCTCCTTTAATCTTTAGTTTCAATCCACACCGAGCATGTTTGTGTCGGCTGGGTATCGCTCATCACGACATCCTGAATATCGACAGGCTCCATTGTGCCGGAGCCCTTTTCTTCTACCAGCATGCCAGCCAGATGGGTAACGGCGTTATAAACGCCGTCGCTCGTTACTGGATTAGTACTGCCTGATTTAGGTACTGTATCAAATGTCAGCTTATTTTCCTTCGCTGACAATGCAGATTCTACGTCCGTCTTTTTTGCAAAGGTACTGCTTAATTTAGACATAAATGTTCTTAGCTGATTTAGCTGTACAAGACTCATATGCTACTCTCCATAATCATCAATCATCAGTAAAAAGTGCGAGGATATCGGCGTCAGTTGCCATCGGATAGTCAGCTGTCTTCATGTACGTATTAGCGACATCTGACGACTTTGCATACGCGGATAAGTCCACGATGCCCGCCAAGTTATCCCAGCTATTGCCATTCCATGACACGTTATCCCCCGCGTTGATGCTATGCGATGCGTCCGCCGCAGTGATGTTATACGTATCCCCGACTTGCACACCATTAACAGGCAAGTCAGCATATGTATCTACGCTGCCTCGATACCGGAATACCGTCGTAATATCTGATTTCTTAGCGTATGTCGCTTCAGCATTGCTTGACGTCACATACCCCGCATCGTTTTGGAAGGCAGATAATTTAGTCGGAATCGCGGGAATCGTAACGGATACCGCCGCAGATCCATCATATGTCCCCGTTGCCGCGCCCGTAAATGTAATGGTTGCTGGGTTCTTTAGCGTTGCCGGAGTACCACTCAAATCGCTATACTTACCGGATTTTGCAACCACGGCTAGGTCAGATGTTTTAGCATACGGAGTTAAATCCGTGCCACTTGCGCTAAGTACCCCATCTGTTGCAATCGTTAGGCCAGCACCAACTTTTACGCCCCCCAGTGTCGTTGCCGAGGCCTTAGGTAACGTGTAATTGTTGGCGCCTGTCTGGATCCCCGCCAGCTTATTTTTCTCATCGGTAGAGTAGTCGTTCGTCGATAGACCTTTGCCAGATTCTTTTGATACAAATAAATTTTTAATCTGTGTTAAAAAGTAGTCTAAATTGCTTACACGGCAAATTTTATCAATAGTTGTTGCCATCTCCATCATCTCCAACTCTAAACAAATTCAAAATATCTTGATCCGTAGCATATTCAATTTCTACAGTTCGCTCAGGAATAATCCTTCCTGTTAGATTCACGCGGGATTTTAGATTCCCCATCAGATTTGATTTTGCTTTAATAATGCCAGTAAGTCTTTCCATTAGAACGTCACTTCCTCACAAATTGTAAAAGGGGTCGGGGTAATTACAGTTGCGACAAATCCGTCCGGACGGCTTAGCTGTACATCATAGTAATACGTGCCATAGGGCAGGTCTGCTGTCTCTGCCGGTTTAATGGTAATCGTCTTGTCAACCACAGCTTTTTGCAGAATTACAGCCGTGTCACTGGTACTTCTTTTGACAGTAAATAGAATTTGGTCCTCATCGGTAATCTCATACTTAGCTCTGGTATCATCAACGATATCCAGGGTAAAGCTCGCAGTGTCCCCGCGTGTCAAATAAATTTCATTATTTTTTACCCTCAGCATGATACCACCTACTCTAAAAGCTCGACCCAAATGCCGTTATCAGCCATGGATGCCGGTTTCCCAGATGTATCAGAAACGCATAGACGGTTTAAATGTGCTGTATCGTCTGTATTATGTGCGACGGTCAAAAATCCATTGGGGTTGATGGTAGCAGACACGTTCCCCGTATTGCTCATGGTAAACTGTAACTGAAATTCTTGCTGTACGACCGTGCTTCCGCCTTCGGCTGGCATATAATCCGGATTATCGTCCGTCATCGCTACATACATGATTTCTCCGTCGTCCGGGTCCGTCGCAAAGAGTCCCAGCTCTGATATCTTGAATCCCGTTTTAACCCCGCTGTTACTGATAGTCAGCTCCAGCGTTACGGTATTCCCGCTCTGCGTAATTTTATTGATGCCCAGTGTCATCTGTTCATTGATTAGTGCTGTTGCACTGTTCAACGACCCGGTCCGCGTACCGGACCCGATAGCAACACGCGTAAACTTGAGTGTAGTCAGGCCCGCATTGATTTTGGCTTGCAATGTCGCCCCGACATCGGTCATGGTGATTTTATTCCAATTTGCCATGAATGATATCCCTCCTGAATGTGCCGACAGCCCCGGCAAAATAAATATCTTTCTGTGCTATCAGCATTTGTTTTAAATCAAACGTAATGCATGTCTGGCGAACAATACTCATATTCGCGCCGAACCTAGCTTCTCCGGTGCATCGCCTGATGAATTGCACATAATCCAGCCATGATCGCGTGTTTTTATACGCATTAATCAACCTTACCATTTTATTGATTAGTGTTACTCCATCTAATGGAGCCGTTATCAGCGTTACTCGGAAGTGATAGGGCTGACCGTCGTATTCAGGCCATTCCTGCACCACAGCTGATTGATACACCGTAGCTACGGCCCGCTGTACAGCATATTTTGTGCCCTTGAATTTATGTAGTAAAAACGATTCTTTGACCTGCTGCCTTTTTACAGACAAGTCCGAATTGTCATCGTATTCGTCGACGTGCATCTGCTCTGCCAGATGGTCAATGAGCGCTTCCGGCAGGTCATCAATGGCCGGGTAAATCAGTAACAAATCCGGATTGATGTCGGACAGCGCCATATCGACGACGCGGGCCAAATCCGGTACGGGGTCTTTGTTGATGGATTCCGGCAAATGTTCTGCGATTTTGTAATCCGCATCTTTCATTCGTCTTCACTCCCTCCTAAGACGACGGATACCGTTTTATCCTGGGCAACTTGTACGCCTGTCAGCACGGTATAGGTCGGCGCCGTGACGATGACGCGTTTTACGCCGGCGACGGCCATAACGTCGGCAATCAGTCGCGACGGGTTGATGTCCCGGCCAATTTTAGATTTCTGCCACAGCCGATAGTTATTTACGGCTGTCGTTACGGCGTCTTTGACAGTAGATTCCGCCGTGCCGACGTCGGTATAATAGGTCAGGGTAATGTCATAGGATACCGCATCTGGTGCGACGACCGATACGTTATCGGTCAGTGGACGTACTTTATCCGCAGACACTACCGTTTTTACCGCGTCCAGTAATTCCTGCTCCGGCAATGTCCCTTCTGTCATGAGCGGCCGTATTTCAACGGCCCCGGCGCTGGGACTGGTTACGGCGACATCGATGATGCCGCTATTGGCTGATTTCGTCCAATACTCGTAAGCCCCTGTCGGCCCGGCCGTGGAAAAGCGTTCCGGCGCTTCGTGGATGCGTTCTCGATAGTCGTCATCTGACTCTTCATCGGCGCCGCCTGCGCTGGTCGTCGTATTGACGATGGAAGCCACATAGGCCACCGGGTCAACGACGGATTTGATTTCGCTAGGGAGAAACCCATTTCCGACGGTGCCGACCGTTTGACATGTTGCTTTTACCGTCGTTGTCAGGTTCCCGGCCAGGACGGCCGCATCTTCGTTGGTTGCGAAATAAATACCGTTGTCTGTCGTTACACGCGTTCCGGCTTTTACGATGGTTTCCTGTTCGCGTTTAGCTGCCAACGTAATCAGCAGCGTTGTCGTTGCGGCCGATGCCGGTATTCGTGTCGTGTCGGAAAAAGCGCCGAGGTTGTCCAGATTTCCTCCGGACGCATATTTCAGCAGATTCTGTTTGCCGATGTAATTTTGATTATTTACAAGACGGACAATCGCTTCGGATACGACCAGCAAGAACAGTCGTACCGGGTCACCCTGAGCTAAGGTCCGGCCGGTTATGCTGGTATAGTCGCTGAAAACCGCTGCTTTGATTTTCTCCGCGTCGGCATCAACGAATTCGATATCCGGCAAATCAACTAGTTTCATTAATCTTCACCGTCACTTTCGGGATGAGTCGTCCGTTTATGTCGCCGGTAAATGTGATTTCCGTTATGCTTACCCG